TGTAGTCTTGCTACTAACGTTTCTCGGCTTGGCGAAGTTGCCGAACACAAAACTTCATTAGAATTACAAATGCTTAAATTAAAGATAGAATGTCAAACGAAGCACTAAACGGCAATTTTGCCAAACCGATGTTAGCACCAGTACGGGTTTTAAACCTATATGCTGGAATTGGAGGAAACCGCAAACATTGGGGAAATGTAGAAGTTACCGCAATAGAATACAATGAAGAAATCGCAAATGTTTACAAGCAATTACACCCAAACGATAATGTAATAGTTGCTGATGCACACGATTATTTGGCTAAACATTGGAGAGAGTTTGATTTTATATGGAGTTCTCCACCTTGCCAAAGCCACAGCAAAGTAAGAATGATGGCAAGTAAAAGTGGAAGTTACGATGCAGTAATGCCTGATATGAAATTGTGGAGTGAAATAATCTTTTTACAGAACTTTACAAAGAATACTGATATAAAGTTTGTAGTTGAAAATGTAAAGCCTTATTACGAGCCATTTGTAAAACCAACTGCAAAACTTGGTAGGCATTTATTTTGGGCAAACTTTGAAATACCTGAAACAGAAATAAAAGACGGATTAACTCACAATGAAAGAGGAAGTTCTGAAAAAGGTTATTTTGATTTACGAGAATATAAATTGAAACATAGAAAAGACCAAATAATTCGCAATTGCGTTGACCCAAATATAGGACAATATGTTCTTGGTTGTGCAGTTTCGTAGTATTGGTGCTAACTACTGGCTAGTACTTATAAATGTATTACAATTATGAAGCAATACACCAAAACTAAGGTTATCAGAATAACCGAAACACAACACAAAACCCTTCAAAAAATGAAGGGTTTTAAGGTTGATGTTGGCAGATTTATTCGTGAGGCTATTGCTGAGAAAATAAAACGAGAACACTCAGACCTATTACCAAAACCCAAAAAGCAATATTGTCCATTCAGTAACGGAACCATAGAACTATAAACCACTCCCTTCAGAGTGGTTTTTTTATTTACACTTCCATCCTACCGTGATTCTGTCCTCACGAGAATCGCGTATATGAATTTGAAACGGGATTGATGCAGATAATCGCAGTAATAACGACATACGATACTTGCTCAGTGGCTCGAATACTTGAAATACACAAATAGGTTTGCCCCATCGGTTCTTTATCACCTGGGTGCAACCGGTGCGGTGCTCGTTCTCTTTTTTATACACCTGAAGACTTTCTATGGTAGTAGGTTCAATTCGCTTGAAAAGGAGCTGCATTTGGCTTATTTGGTCATCAGTAAATGGCATAGGGTCATTGGTTAATCAAAATACATTTTTGTAAGTACTCGCTAAAAAAGCAAAGTACGCGAATTCTTACCTACTTTTACCCCAACCCCCCATTTTAAAATAAACCTAGAAAAAAATGTAATTTTGTAACCTCTGCGGAAATGCCCAGTGTTTATAGGGGTTTATTAGTTACATTTTATACTTTGATTTGTAACGTGAATTACAAAAAAAATGTAACATAAAATATAATTACATTTTTACATTTTCTTCAAAACCCTAGATTACAAAACGGTTGTAATTAAAAAACCCTTATTTTATAAGGGTTGAGAGGGTAAAAAAACCGAAAATTACAAAATTACATTTTTTTCTAGGTTTTTTCGAGTTTTTGAAAAAACTAGAACTAAACTACAGGTTGAATTTATTATCTTTTTAGTTGATTTTGTAAGTAAAAAATAAACTATTAGTTGATTTTTTACTATCTTCGTAGAAACCAAATATTTTATGGAACTACTTGATAGAGCAAAAGTTAACGTACGTATCTGCGGTGTGGAGTTGGCATTCAATGGTCAACTTACAGCTGCGTCTATTCCGGATTGGCAACAATTCTATAATTCGGCTATGGTCCAAACGGATTTTAGCAAAATATACGTAGGCTTAGCCAGTGTTGCTTTTGAAGAATCCTCAGAGGAATTATCTGCAGGAACGCTCTACAAACAAAAAGTAGTTTTCTCTTTTCCCAATGCCGATGGAAATCGTTCCGAGCGATTGGCATTGTTATCCAGGATCAAGTTTGTAAAACTAAAATTGTCCGATGGACGAGATATCGTCATTGGCCGCAACGACTATAAGCAAAACGCACGCCCAAAAATCAAGATTGAAGCGAACCTTCAAAAAGGATCGGTAAGCATCGAGACGGTTTCTATTACGCCTTCTGGATTTGTGGCTAACTCTAGTGCGTATCAATTACCAAGTTTCATTCCTTTAACATTAGAATAATGAGCAATTTACCTATAACTTTTCAAGATAAAGAAAATAGCCCTGAACTACTGGCTTATTTACAGCAGTTTGGCGAAAAAAGTTATTTATCTGCCGAGGAAATCAACCAAATTCGTGATAGTATAAACGAATTAGCTGAAGGTTTTTTGCCTGATGCTGTTCTAAAAACTGGTACTATTTCTATAACAGGATTAGCCGTCAATATTGCAGCAAATGCTTTTGCTTGGCGAATCAACCAACAATCCTTTTTGAATCCTCCTTCTTACGGTGTAAATCTTACAGCAGCCGCAGATGGTTTTTATCGTGCGGATATTATTGTGGGTACTAGCACAGGAACCTACCAAGTAGTACAAGGAAATCCTAGTGCTACTACTGCAATAGAACCTAATACGCCAGAAGGTACTATTCGTTTGGCTGGAGTTGTTGTGTTTGGTATGGTTGTAGGACAACCTACTCCTACGCCTATTACAAATTTTATAGAAAAATCCGAACGCGCCAATGTAGTGCTTACTGGCTCAGGCGTAATCAATCAATTAGATTTAGTAGACGAAAAGGCTACAATAGTTTTTAAAGGTTCAATAACACGATTGAATACTATTTCCTATGCTTCAGTACCTTATAATGGAAAGCGAATTACTTTATTCAATGCGCAAGCTACACCAGTTACAATTGGTCATTCTGTTAGCGGTTTTGGGGTGGATTTTGTTTTTGCAAACGGTCAGGATTATGTTTTGGCTCCGAATGAAACGATTGAGTTTTCGTTTGATATTACGTATGCGCCTTATGCGCATCACATGCTTATTGGTTCAAAAGGAATTGGTACTTGGAGCGAATTACAAGGGAAACCTAGCACTTTCCCTCCATCTGCACACACACATACGGTTAGTCAAATTACAGATTTCCCAACGTTCAAAACAATAGAAAATCAATCTATAGTTGGTGCAGGAAACATTGATTTAAATAAATCTGATGTAGGACTTTCAAATGTGGATAATACTTCGGATTTGAATAAGCCTATAAGTACAGCTACACAAACCGCATTAAACGGTAAAGAGCCAATAATCCCCACAGGTACAGCCTTACAGTATATTAAAGGGGATAAGACTTTAGGGACTTTTCCAACAGTACCAACAGTCGACCAAACCATAATAAACGGTTCGACAAACGCAGTAAGCGGAAATGCTGTTTTTGATGGGTTAGCTCTGAAAGTTTCGGGTAGTGGTACTACTAATTATGTGCCTAAATTTACATCAAGCGAAACGATTGAAAATAGTTCAATTTATGATAATGGTACAAATGTTCTAGTTGGTACTGTAGTAGATAACGGAATAGATAAGTTGCAGGTTAATGGAAGTGCTAAATTTTCTTCAAGTGTAACATCACAGGGACTAACTTATGGTAAAGCAATAAACTACACTGGAGACTTAAATGATTTAACAGAGGCAGGTTTTTATGATGGAGCTGAATTAATTAATGCTCCTATAAATGGTTGGTTTCATTACAGTGTACAAAGACATGCTAATAATGATTATTGGGTAGTCCAAACAGCTACAGGATTTGGAGGACCATTTACTACTGAAACTTATATAAGAACTAAATCCTATGGGATTTGGCAACCTTGGGTAAAACTACTTGACACAGGAAATCTTGTTGATCCAATCACTGGAACACTAGCAACAAATTATATACCTAAAGCTACAGGAGCTAATAGTTTAGGGAATAGTTCAATTTATGATGATGGTATAAATGTAGGTATAGGAACAACAAGTCCATCAACACAATTTGACTCAAGAAACGCAAGTGGTAGTGCATTAAGAGCTTCTAATACATCTGGAGGATATGCAGAAATAGGAATTACATCTAATGATCCATCAACTGGTTACATTAACTTTACTAATTCATTAGCTATTAACGGAGGCAACACCCTATTCGGCAAAACAAACGATGCAGGCGATGGGGTAATTCAAGTCAACGGCAACATCACAGCCTCCCCAGCAGTATCACCTAATCAAGTTGTTGTTAAGAGTCAGTTGGATGCGGTGGCTGGAGTAAGCGGAACTTATACTTCAAACGGTATTAATTTAGTAGGCTTTAACGACGCATTTTATACTATTAAATTTATTAAAGTTGGGAGAATAGTAACGTGTCATTTAAATGGTACTTGTAACGCATCTGGCTCAAGTGGCGCATTTACTTTTGATTTACCTAGCGGTTTCCCTAGATTTTCAAGTTCAACCGAGTTGGTTTCGCCTGCTATTTTTCAAAACTCAACTAATCAAATTTTCAACGCATACGTAAAACATGAGAAGACAACTCCAAATACTCAAATGAATGTAGTCATACCTTCAGGATTATCAGCTAGTCAAAATCATTCTTTTGCTTCTTCTTTTGCGTATTATACTAATTAATTATTAATTTCAAAAACCCAAAATAAAAATGAACACAAACATTCAAATCAACCCCGTAGTAATACCTTTAAAAGGAGAGGGAACACAAATTTTCGTTAGAACAATGACAGAGGGAATAGCCAACGCAACTGGTATGATATACTGGCAATTGCTAACAGAAGAAGGCAGTCCGCTAATGGATGGGAATATCACTCTTAGTGCCGAACAAGTAGATGAGTGGGGCGACTCAATGGAGTATATTGAGAATATTGTATTAACAGAATTAAGTATAACTAAAAAATAATAATATGCATTTAACGGAACAAGAAGTCGCACAATTGAAAGATTATATCGGTAATAATTTAACCGTAAATCAAGGAACACCTCTAATGCAATTCTTTTTAAATAAAGAAGCGCAAGAAAGGCAGGATAAAGAAATTGCGGATGAAAATCCGGAATCCGATACTGAAAAAGCAAGATAAAAAAATGGAAGTGTTTAAAACCATAATATCCAAAGAAAAACTTTAACCAAAACAGGGAAAGCCCTTGTTTTTATTTTAACAAAAGAGCATTGTTTGGATGCAATAAATGTATAGCAAAAAATATGTCAATAGTTCCTTTGGTAATTCGTCCGCATTTGGTGCCGTTCTTTTTTAAGGAAAGCGATGGCAAAGAGGCTTCTTATGGCAATAAGAAAGTAAAGTCGGTTTTGTTTTCTGGAACCGCTTCTACTGTTGGCCGCATCATACGTTTATTGATGGTCAAAAGTGGCACGCCTCTTAACGTTTGTCATTTCAATTTGTTTCTTACGGTCGCTGATGGAGCGAGTAGTAATCGATACAAAGGGGAATTCTACAAGTTTGAGAAAGGATATAATTCTTTTCTAAAACTTCCAGAGGAAGCTAATAATGACATTAATGATCTATTGGAAGATATGTTTAGAATGTCCTTCGTATCTTATATGAATGGATATGTAGAAAGTAATGGAGAAGCTTCTGTAGTAGCTGCTATTGATAAGTTTATCGATAAGTATGATTTGCTTGAATTTGGATTTAGTACGGACACACTCAGGAGGTTATATTATCGAGAGCGTAAACAGAACCAATTGGCGCACCGGTTCCAAATAGGAAAACCAAATAATGTTATGAATAAAGCCGTGCTGTAATAGACACGGCTTTTTTATGTCACAGTACTTTTTTTAGTAAGGGAATACATTTGTTATAAATCACAACTTATAACTATGAAAACACTACTTCTCATACTGGCTTCTATCGCGACATTTCTAATTCCTATACAGGGATTACTATTGCTTATGATTCTCTTTATTTTTTTAGATACCTGTTTTGGTATTTATTCTACAGTAAAGAGAAAAGGTTGGAAATCTTTTAGGAGTACCAAGCTGTTTAACCTCGTTGTAAAAAGTTTTTTTTATCTCGCTTCTATCATTTTAGCTTTTCTTGTTGACACCTATGTATTTCAATCAAAGTTGTTTGGTGTGGATTGTTTAGTTTCAAAATCAATGGCTTTGGTATGGATATATGTTGAGATAAAATCTATTGATGAAACCAGTGTAGGACTGGGCAATAAATCGATTTGGGTTATACTGAAAGAAATGATTGCTAAGGCCGCTGAGTTTAAAAAAGACTTAAAAAGTGTAGACAATGAATAGAGCAAAGAACATTCGGTATATCGTGGTGCACTGCCAAGCAGGACACGGAACGTTAGAGAGTATGCAAGCCTTTTGGAAGAATACTTTAGGTTGGAACTCTCCAGGCTATAACACTTGGATAGATTATGACGGAACTGCTCACAAACTTGCGGACTACAATACGCCTACCAATGGCGTTAAAGGTTTTAACTCTCAAAGTATGCACGTTTGTTATCGAGGTGGTGTTTTGCACGAAAATGTAAAAAAAGCTGCTGACACGAGAACACAAGCACAAAAGAATGCACTACTGCAAGAGATTCTATCAATGATGAATTGGTTACACGAAAACGGGAATGATTTGCAAAACGTGATGATTGTGGGTCATTATCATTTTTCGAATGATAAAAACAAAAACGGTGCAATTGAATCCTGGGAACGAATCAAGGAATGTCCTTCATTCGATGCGTACAAAGAATATGAGGATTTGATGCTGAAAGAAAATCCGATGTATCACAAATTGAAATTACCTAGAAACCGATGAAAAAAGAAACACTAAAAGCCCTTTTGTCTTGGATTACCGTATTGACCATTGCAATAGCAATCAACAGTTGCGGAACTACCCAAAAGAAAGTACAAGAGCAGACGAAGCTTCAGGAAAAGGAATTGCTTGTGGTTTCCGACAATTCCGATAATTCCAGTCAAAATGTGAGCATAAAAGTTACCGAAACTAAGGATGCAGCTTCGCAAACGGTTACGGTAAAAAAGACCTACACTCCTATTCTGCCTGATAAAAAGGCGGTAGCGGTAGACAGTCAAGGTAAACGTGTAGAACTAGATAACGCTTCTTACACAGAAGAAACGACTACGCATCAGGCTCAGGAGAAACAAAGGAATTCCAAAAAATCCGAAGAATTCCACCAAAAAGCCACTACATCCAAAAGCCAAATTAAGGCTAAGGAAAAGGAAAAAACCAAAGAATTGGATAAGGTTGTAGACAGGTCAAGGATTTCATTTTCGGTTTGGATTTGGTTGCTACTTATTGCAATTGCTGTGTTGGTTGTGATTTACTTAAAGTATCGCTTTAAGTGGATTTCTAACGTCACAGCCTATTTTAAGAAATAAAATCATCTTCGTAAAAAATTAGATCATGCATGTAAACAAACTCTTAATGGATATTATGCGCTCCGAATGGCTTATGTCGTTTGAAGGCTTGACTGCCTACGCTCCTATAGTGCATAAAATTATTACAGGCGAAAGCTTGAATATAGGCAATAAGACTAGCGCAATAGTGACCATTTTGGACGATAACGGCAAAAAGGTGTTAGCGGACAAGGATAACGGAATGGTTGTTCCTAGAGGTTCTGTGGCGGTTATTGATATGATTGGACCCGTTATCAAGTACGGCGATTTTTGCACGTATGGTGCAGACGAAATTGTAAATGCTTTACATCTTGCGGATGCGAACCCAAACATTATTGGTTCTGTATTGAATGTTGATGGTCCAGGGGGAGCGGTTTCGGCTATTGGTCCTTTTATGGATTTTGGAGCCAAAAAGAAAAAACCAGTAGTTGGTTTGGCAGACCAAGCGTGTTCTTTACACTATTGGGCGTTGTGCGCAGCTACCGATTATAAAATGACTGACAATAACGTTTCGGCACAGTTTGGAAGTGTTGGTGTTGTTTCTTCATTTGCGGACAATCGTAAGTACTTGGAGAATTTAGGCTATGTATTCCACGAAATATATCCAAAGGAAAGCGAGCATAAAAACGAAGCGTTTCGTTTGGCTATGGATGGAAAGTATGATATGATTAAAGAAGAGCACCTCTCGCCTATTGCTATCAAGTTTCAAGAAGCGGTGCGTGCCGCTTGTCCTAACTTGAAGGAAGAAGTTGGTGTTTTGACTGGCAAAACCTTTAATGCAGAAAAAGCCTTAGAATACGGAATGATTGATGCCATAGGTTCTATGGACCAAGCTATCCAAAGGCTTCATATAATGAGTGAACTGAACCACTATAAGTAATTAATTTTTAACCCTAAAACAGAAAATCCTATGAAATGGAAAATTATGGCCAAAACAGTTGCGTTATTCTCGGCACTGTTAGGAACTAAAGACATCCCGATTGATGGAGAAGCGCAAACGCTAAACCTTAGCGCAGAGCAACGCCAAAAAATCGTAGATGCTTTGGGAGAAGATTTAGCCGGTGAGGCTATAAATGGAATCAATTCTGAAATCAAAAACATGGCACAAGAAAACTTGAACCTTAAAGCTATTAAGGATGAAGTTGATGCTATGGTAAGATTATCAGCGTTGACAGAAGAAGAATTGAAAAACGTTGCCAAAGATGGTAATGGAGCTCCTGAAACCGTTGCGCTAGTGCAAGCAATTGCCAAGAAAAACAACGAACAAGCAGCACAGATTCAAAAATTAATTGCAGACCCTGAAGGGGACGTACCTTCTGCAATTATTCAAGGGAATGGCAAAAAGATTACTCATTCTGCCTCTCACCTTTTTGGCTCTACAAAAGCCTATGACGCTTTTGAAGAAAGAAACTGGAATGCTAGAGCCGCTGGATTAACTACTGCAGCAACCAATTTCACAGACCAACCTACGGTACAAAAACTAAACAACGACTTAGATTTATACTTTAGAGAAAATCCTGAGGAGTTAAAATCATTGCATCGTGATAACTTTGGGTTACCTTCTTTTTGGAACAAAAGAACTAAGGTAGATGATAAAGTAGCCGATGCGACTATCGCCACTGCCGAAATTTCGCAAGCGAGAAAGTTACCTTGGTTACCAAAAAACCGTCAGATTATCAAACCAGAAGAAGGACAAATTTTCCCAATTCAAATTGATATCGAGTACGTGGGTTACTTCTTGCAAAAGATTGAAGCAAGCTGGTTGAATATGATGAACAAAGAAGGTTCTCAACCTTACAAAACGTCATTCGTTCGCTTCTTAGTTTCTGAAATAGACAAGAAAGCAAGACAAGAGGATAGAATTGCTACAATCAAAGGGGTGTATGTAGAAACTCCAGAAAATGCTACAACTCCGGGTAGATTTATCAATCGCCAAAATGGATTGTTGTACTTAGCACAGCAAGCGCGTGACGTGACTAAAAAATATCGTCCGTTTGACTTAGGTATGCCTACTCCTACGAACATCGTAGACTATGTAGACAACTTCATCAAGCAATTGCCTTATGATGTGCGTACACAACAAGGATTGGTATTGTATCTTTCTGATTTTTGGTTGAAAGCCTACAAACGTAGAAGCGAAACTTTATTCGGTGGGAACAATGATTACACAGGCTATCCTACGAATCCAAAAGACTACAACAACATCAAGTTTGAAGTGTTGGTAGATATGGAAGGTTCTGACTTTATGTTTATGACTTTTGATGACAACATCGAAGTATTAGAAAACATTCCTGCAGAAAAATCAATGTATCATTTTGAGTACTTGAAACGTATGATTTACATCTGGGCTGATTACAAAATGGGGGTTCGTTTCCTTCATATTGGTAACCCAGTAGTAGAAGGAGACCCGTTAGAGTTTTCTGTACAAACTGTATGGAGTAATACTGCTCCAGTATTCCCTAAAGATTTCTTCGTGCCAGTGAATGACGATGCTACAGGAAAAGTAAAAGTAAACTTCAAAAACTTGTATGTGACCAAAGATTGGGCTACAGACATTACAGAGTTTACCAACACTACTCCAGGAACGATCATCAAGATTAAAGGGGATACCCAATTGGCCGCCGTTAAAAACGTGGTTGATGGTGCCAAAGTAGATTTGGCTGGAAACGTTGCTTTTAACTTGAAATCAGGTGGAACGTTGACATTGTATGTAAACGCTGACGGAACTGTGAAAGAACTGGCTCGTACAGCTGCCCCTGAAAGTACTGTAGTTTCAGACGTGAACTTTGATACGGCTACAGTTGATGCAAACTTAGGAAGTACTTTCCGTTACAACGGTGCTGCTACTAAAGCTATCACAGGTATTCAAAACGGTGTAGAAGGTAAAACAATCAAGATATTCGGTACTGATACCGCTTCTGTAGATGTGACTTTCTCTGATACGGGTAATATCAATGTGGCTAGTGCAGCGACATTATTGGATGCAACTGACTACTTACAACTTACGTTGGTAGACGGTGTATGGATTGAAACAGGAAGATTAATCGCTTAATATAAAGGACGATGACATATATTAGAAAAAATGTAGTTAAACCCTTGGGCAAAAGCCCAGGGGCGGCTGCTCCAAAAGAGCCAAACGTTACTATCGTAGCGGTTGATGATATTCTCACTTGGCCATTGAGAGACAATAAAGGCGTGAATATGCTTGGTTCGTTTGTTATGAAAGATAACGCTAAAATGATTAGCGTGTATATGACGCCTTCTAAAATCAAAGCTACTTTTGAGAGCGATGGTGACGAAGACTCCGTTTCGATCATGCAAAAATTTGAGGCCGAAAGTCCGGGTAACGAATTAGAGTTATCCGAGTTTGTACAAAACTGGATTGGGGTAAATTCCATTATTATTTACGGTAGCTGTGTAGATAGCTACAGAAAAGTAATGGGAACCAAATGTGCTCCAATGCAATTGAAACCAAGTTTGCAAGACGACAACGATGCGCGCAAGCATATGTTGGTTTTTGAGCAATTTGCTAAATCAGGATATGTACCAGGACACTACACTGGAACGTTGAGTTTTGCTGCTCCGTTTGCTGTAGCTTCTGTAGGTGCTGTAACGGTAAATGAAGCCAATGGCAGAACTTACCAATTGCCTGCAACGGCGGTAACTGCTCCAATTGTATTTGCTGCAATTGCCTTGAATCACGGTGATGAAATCAGTTTGATTGGTGGCGGTGGCGCTGGTGCTGCGACTTTAGTAACTGGTGTTGCTGATAAGTCTGCATTGCTAATCAATGGTACTACTTGGACGGCATTGGATGGCGCTGTAATCAACTTGAAGGTATTCAAGAATGGTGCAATAACTTTGTTACAAGAAGTTTCTAGAGCATAGTTTCATTTTTATTTAATTGGTTTATTTAGTTAGGAAAAACCCCTTTTTTATAAGGGGTTTTTTTATGTCACACCAAAAACGGGAGGTAATTACCAACTTTGAAATTCAATGAAAGAGTATTAAGACTTGAGAATTAAGTATTAAGACATTACTAATTAAAACTTTTGAAAATGAAACAAAAAGTAATTGCGTTTTTTCAGGCGTTGCCCGAGGAACCATCTGAGCAGTTTAATGAAGCATTTGGTTTATACAGACAAAGCCCAGAGAAGAATACCAGTGCGGAGCGTTCTTATAATGCTTCGGGTTACTCTAAGCATATGCTTGAGAGTTTATTGTATGATTTGCAAAAAGCCTACAACATTACCGATACGGAACGCTATACGAAGTTAGAAGGTAGAAGTGAGAAGTTAGAAGTTGTTGGTGAAATGGAAAAAGATGGAAATGCAGATGGCGGTAAAGATGATGGTGCTGCAGTAGATGCTGAAAAAGCCATTGTTCCTCTGCGTGAAGAATTCAAATTTCTAAACGATAAGGATTGTCCTAATGAGTTGAAAATTTTGGTAGCGGATAAAATTACAGTTTGGAAACAGTACGAAGCAATCCAGGAACAAATTGTGATTTTGAATGCAAAAGAAGTATTGACTGCTGAAGAAAAAGAAAGCTTGTCAGAATTGGCAAAGGATGCTGTTGCTGCTTTTGAAGAAAATCAAGCTATCTACGAAGAATTAAACGCATACAAAGAAACGGGTAAGGTTCTTGGCAAGCATCCCATCTTTAGAAAGCTACAAATGGAGCGAGAAGTTGAGGAAATGACCAACGAAGAGTTGTTTAAGTACAAAAATGCTTCGGCTAAGTATTTTACAGACAACAAACAATCATTGGCAAAAGCTGTGGCCAAACAAGACGAAGCCAAAATAAAAGAGATTAATGATCGTGTTGCAGAACGCGAAGTTAAGTTGGCTTTGGTTAATAAAAAATTAGGAATCCAAACCAAATAATATGCTGTTTAGCTACAAAGATATACTCACTCCTGTAAAGCCTCTTGAGGAGGATAAAAAAGGGAGTGAGTTATTTACTTCAAAATATTTAGCTGCGCATTACCAAAAGGTATCGAGCTTGGAAAACGATTTGTTTCGGATTCCTACGCAAGAGGAGTTTTTCTTTTTGCAAAGCGATACGGCTTTTAATGCGTTTACTTTTATTCCGTTGGTGGCTAAAGTTTTCCCTATTAAAGAATTGCACGCAACAACCTACAGTATTAGTAGAAAGGTGATAGATGCCTTGATTGAGCTACACGACAAAGGAATGATTGAGCGCATCACGTTATTGATTTCTGATAGTATGATAAAGCGAAATCCTATCGTGATTGACAATCTTATGGCAATGGCTCAAAGTCGGCCGAATCTTACGGTGCTTTATGCGTGGGTGCACGCCAAAGTATGTTTGATGCAAACGCACGATAATTATTTTGTAGTGGAAGGTTCTGGGAACTGGAGCGAAAACGCCCACTACGAACAATACACTTTTGCGAATAGCAAAGGCTTGTATGATTTTAGATTAAAACTTTTTACAGAGAGTAATTTGAAAAAATATTAAAGCCCCCTAGCCCCCAAAAGGGGGGATTATTAACTGACTTAAATAAATGTGATGTTGTATTTAATCCTACTGGGAATTTATGTTTTAATACTGGATAAAAATGAAACTAATCGAGCTTAAATTTTCTGAGGAAGAAATGACCGCAATACACGATTTGGCAGCTAATAATTATGCGCCTGAGAAAATCGCTTTGTATTTGGACGTTGACAAAAAATCCTTTTTGCAATTGTGGTACGATAAAGAAAGTGCCGTTCGGTTGGCGTATGAAAGAGGGAAACTCGTGAGCGAATTCACTATTACCAACAAACAAAAGGAATTGGCCGAAAAAGGAAATATCACAGCTGCTCAGATTTTTTTGAAGCAAAAGGAAGAAATGGACATTACAAACATTAGAAATAAAATACTTTTTGGCGATGACTATTAACGAAATATCTCTAGAGCATATTTATGATTTTATGGAAAAGGGCAATTTGAACAATGCCCCTGAAGAAATCGTATTGTATCTGGAACTACTGGACAAAATCAGGGGAATGTTTTTGAGGATAGACGTATTTGGTACAAAAGAGTCTATTGTAAAACATTTGATGCTCGTTGATAAGATATCGCGCTATAAAGCCATGCAGTTGTGCGACGAAGCCCAACAATATTTTTATAGTGATTCCAAAATAAGCAAACAAGCGTGGCGTACCATTTATGCTGAAAAAGCCGAGAAGATGATCAATTTTGCAATGCAAACGGTAAAGAATCCTACTGATGCAGCAAAAGTGGTTAAGATGCTTCTTGATGTGGCAGAACTTCGAGGAATCAATCTACCAGAACAAGAGGAATTGCCTGCAGAATTATTCCAGCCACCTTGGGTTATTTATTCTGCGGATGCGGAGTTCCTTGGCTTAGAAACCAAAGCAAATCGTCATAGGCTCGCAGAAATGATTGATGCTTTTCCTGAACTTACAGAAAAGCAACGTGTACAAATAAAACGTGAAGCCCAAATTTTACCAATAAAAGTATTTCCAAATGAGCAGGAAGACGGCCGTAAATCATAAAGATAAAGATGTTCGTAGCGAGTTTGGCTCCTGGGTAAAGCAAGTCATTTTCTTGATTGCTCCCAAAGATTTGCGTTTGATTGCGGGTCGTGCGATGGCGAAAACATCGGATATTATTGCCGAAAGGGCACAAAATATCTGTTGGGATATGCCTAGAAGTTATCAGGTTTTGGTTTCGGACACGTATATGAACGCAATGAAAAACGTGGTTCCTACATTACTAGAGGGTTGGAATCGTAAAGGGTGGCGCGAAGGAATTCATTATGTTACGGATAAGCGACCTCCCGCCCACTTTAAACTTCCTTACAAGCCTGTAGAGGCTTACAAACATTCGATTTCTGTTTTTAACGGTTGCTTTTTTAACTTGGGGTCACTAGATCAACCAGGAGGATTGGCGGGTGGTTCGTACCAACATATGTATGGTGACGAGGCGCGATTGTTGAAACACGCCAAATTAAAGAAATTGACTCCCGCAATTCGTGGGGAATACGCAATGTTTGGCGGTTCTGTGTACTACAGAGGCACGACCTTTACTACTGATATGCCAAACGTGATGGACGGTGACGATGATTGGATTATGCAGGACGAAAAGAATATGGATTTGAATCAGGTTAAACTTGCTTTGGAAGTGGGTTTGGTTCTGAACGAAATTAAGCGTGAAATTTTGTCGCACAAGCAAGTAGGTAACTATGAAGCGATTGAAAAGCTACAAGCAAATTTGATTCGATGGACGGAACGCTGGGTGCGTGTGCGCAAGAACTCGATGTTCTTTTATGTGGTTTCGTCATTGGTTAACGTGGATATTTTGACCGAAGGATATTTTGAGGATAGCTTGAAAGCTCTCGGTATTGAAGAATTTAAGAGTGCCATTCTTTCTTTGAAAATCAATTTGAAGAAAGGAGAAAAGTTTTATGGTAATCTAGGGGAGCATCATTTTTATGATGATGGTATTGTTTCCTCTTACTACGACAATTTTTTATTGACAGATGATATTGAAGAAAGCTGCTTGGCGTTACGCTACCTAGACAAGACCAAAAAAATTGAAGCGGGTGTCGATTTTGGGGATATGTGTAGTATGATTACGGGTCAGGAACGTGGGGAGTATTTATACATAATGAAGGAGTTTCATACTTTGGCCCCAGAAAATGAGATTCAGTTAGGGAAACAATTTTGTGCGTTCTACAGACAACATCCGGTCAAGGTGCTTGATTTGTATTATGACCGTTCAGGGAATCAGAATAGCAAGACAAAAAGAGACTGGGCGCACGCTATTAAAAATGCAATTGAATACAACAACGGCACAAGAACTGGCTGGGTCGTGAACTTAATGAGTTTGAATCAAGCTACTATTTTGCAAGAAGAGGAATTTAACTTTGCCAAAGCGTTGTTTGGCGAAACGAAAAAGGGATTGCCAAAAATTAAAATCGACCGATTCCTGTGTAAGCATCTTAAGAGCTCTTTGGAATTGACGAAAATCAAGATTAAATCTCAATTGACGGGTTCTAAGACCATTCAAAAAGATAAATCATCAGAGAGTTTGCCTATTCACTTACGCCCTATGTATTCTACGAACTACAGTGATGCGTTTAAATATTTCGTGTACCGTAGAAATTTTGTAAACAAAGTGAATACGCATTCGGGATATAGCGGAAGTGACCCTAGTGTTATTTAAATTTAATATAAATTACAAAAACACTTGCATAAATGTACCTTATACCGTACATTTGTAAAACAAAATCACTAACAGTCCGGCGCAGGACGATAAAGTCTGCATTAAGATTATGGAAAATTCAACTTACATTTTCGTCCCTTATGCTAGTTCAAACAGATCAGCTTTTCTTTCTAAACTTGTAGCAAGAACAGAAAACAACTTTAAAGATAAAAACACTAATGGAGTTTATCCAGTTGCTCCTTTTGATTTTTGGAAAAAAGACGAAAAATATTATTCAGAAAACCCAAACTGTTGTACTGCATATCTTTTGGTTGAAGCACCAGAGTGGTTTAGCGAAAACGACCTTGAAACTCTTTCTGTTGCTGTAGAAAAAGGATTAGAAAAAGATTATGGTAATTCTCCTATTCGTTCGATAAAAGCCAGTAGCGAGCCATTAATTATTGAAATTATCGAAATCATTTCTAAGATTAGAGAGTCTATTGAAAACAATAAAGAAATTGATTTTGCTTCTCCGATGGTTTTAAGAGGTTTAAAGTTAGATTATTTTATTGCTTTCAATAAAATATACATCTATCAGGAATCTTTAAACAAATACGTTAGATTTTAATGAAAAGTTTATGTTATTCAGTAAGGCTTTCGAGCCTTACTGCAATATCTGACAAATGCTATTTGGCTGCTGCTTTTGATGGTAGTGAAGCATTAATCCCAAAAAGTCAGGTATTCGGTCAAGATTACAGTGTTCAAAAAAGCGATGCTTACTGGATAAGTGAATGGATTTTGAAGCAAAAAAGCCTTCAATATTCCTGCAAAAAGCAAGCGTACTTTGATACGGTGACTAGAAAAGAAGTGCCGCATTATGTGGTTACCAAACACACTCCAGAGCCAAAAGAAGCTATAGATAACAACACCATAAACGAGCTGAAACGATGATAGGTTTACTCCCTCAACAAACAGCTGTAAAAACAAAACTCCTGCCAAACAAGGTAGGGGCTTTGTTTATGAAACCAGGAACAGGCAAAACCCGACCCACATTGGAAATTGTGAACTCGGTTGACGATGTGGATTTGGTGGTTTGGGTTGGTCCTTTGCGAAGTATCAAACCAAAGGATGGTTTGCCGAGTATTATTGACGAAATCAACAAATGGGGCGGTTTCAATTGTCCAAACGTAGTGTATATGGGTATTGAAACTTTGCAATTATCAGACCGTGCTTATTTGCAATTGTACAAACAAATTGCCACGGCTTGGCGTTGCTTTATGGTAGTGGATGAAAGCATAAAGATGAAAAACTTTGACGCCAAACGTACCCAACGCATGCTGGAACTGGGTAAGATGGTCGAGTACAAATTGATTTTGAACGGTACGCCTATCACCAAGAATTTATTGGATTTATGGAGTCAGATTCAGTTTTTGTCGCCATTGATTCTTAGAATGGATTACGGGGAATTCAAGAATACTTTTCTGAAGTATACTCAGATTACCAAGCATTTAAGCGGTAAGCGTAGTTATACCAAGGAATTTATTACAGGGATTGAAAATATTGATTACCTCTATTCGCTAATCGGGGAATATGTTTTTGAATGTGATTTGAATTTGGATATCAAGCAGTACTGGAACAATTATAGTTACACGCTATGCGACGAAACCAAAGAAGAATATGATTTTCTAAAAGAAAAGTATCTGGACGATAAAACGCTGGAGGAAAAGAACAACAATATTTTCCTTGAAATGACCCAAAAGATGCAACACACATACTGCTGCACTCGGAATAAATTTGAAGTACTGGAAGAACATTTTAAGCAATGGCCACAAGAAAAGCATATCATTTTTTGCAAGTTCGTGCGCTCTCAGGAGGAAGTCAAGGAAGCGTTTCCGAAAGCGCAAGTGTTGAGTTATCAAAAGGAATCTATGAGTTTGAACCTGCAGAATTATCCTTATACCATTTTTTGGGATAAAAATTTTGATTGGGGATTACGAGAGCAAGGCACGTTCCGGAACTACAGAACGGGAAACCTAGAGGATTGTTATTATTGGGATATGACTGGAAACGTAGGGCTTGAAAATTTGTTTGACAAAAATGTAAAAGCCAAAACAAATATGGTAGAGTATTTTAAAAAAGTAGGTAGAGAAAATTTAAAGAAATTGTTATGAGTAAAAAGTTTAAAAGCCCAGTATATAATGTGATTGCTGTGCCATTGGATAAGATAGAAGCTAATGACTACAACCCGAATCACGTAGCCAAAAGAGAAATGGATTTATTGTATCAAAGTATTAAATGCGATGGATACACGATGCCGATTGTGTGTTTTTACGACAAAGACCGCGATAAATACGTGATTGTTGATGGTTTTCACCGTTATACCATTATGGTGCGCTACAAGAATATTTATGAGCGTGAGGGCGGAATGTTACCAGTATCGGTAATTGAAAAAGATATATCCGACCGAATGGCCTCTACCATTCGCCACAATCGAGCTCGTGGAAAGCACGAAGTAGAATTACAAGCTTCATTGGTTGGAATGCTAAAAGCTGGTTGGGACGAAATCAAGATCATGAAGGAGTTGGGAATGACTCTCGAAGAAGTACAGCGTTTGATTGGTTTGAAAGGAATTGCTAGTGAAATACAAGGCGTTCCCTACTCCATCGAACGACAAATTAAAGAAGTGGAAGAAGATGTACAACCTGATTTTGAGTAATGGCTAGAACGGTAGTTAGGGGGACTGTTGATGTACTGGAAGCGGTAGAGAAAAGGATTTCTTTATTGTTTGATTTATACGACAACATTTCGCTGTCTTTTTCGGGAGGTAAAGACAGTACGGCTTTGTTTCATTTGATTAATGCCGAAGCTAAAAAAAGAGATCGGAAATTCATTTTGTACTTCCAAGACCAAGAGGCCGAGTATCAAGGAACAATTGATTTTGTAGAATGGGCAATGTCTCAGCCAAATGTTATTCCGTTATGGTATCAGGTTCCTATCTTTATGACCAATGCAGCAAGCCAACAACAATTATTTTTGTGGGCTTGGGGCGAAGGCGAAGAATGGATTAGGGAAAAGCATCCAATGGCGATTCATAGCATTGACCGAATGTATCCAAAAAGGTTTCATAAATTTAATTTGTGGGTGGGTCAGAACCTAGAAAAGAAAATGAAAGGTAAAAGTGTTTCTATCATCGGGTTGCGAGCTGAAGAAAGTCCAGACAGAAGATTTGTAATGTTTGGAGAAGATTCGGAGTTGTTTTGGTTGAGACGAAAAAACAAACCGCACAAGGCGTATCCCATTATTGATTGGAGATACACAGACATTTGGAAGTATTTGATTGAAAACAATCTTAAATACAATCGGATTTATGATAAAATGTATATGCTTGGCGGTAATTTGAAAACCTTTCGAGTGTCGAATTTGGTACACGAAAAAGCGTTTCGATGCCTTACCGATCTGCAGGAACTAGAGCCTGAAACCTATGATAAATTAGAAAAGCGATTACATGGCGTTCATACTGCAGCAATTTATGGTAAAGAAAATTTGATGTATTCCATTAAATCTTTGCCTGAGAACTTTAAAACTTGGAAGGAATATAAAGAATTTTTGATGGGTTCTATTCATCCTGATTTAAAGCGAATTTTTGATTATCAATGGTTGCGATTGCAACATGTGGAGGATGAAGATTGTTTTAAATATATGGTTAAAAGGATTTTGCTTTGTGATTGGGAAGGGAATATTACCAGCAAGAAGTGGACGTTTGGCGAAAATGTAAATTACACCAAAGAACAACTTATTGAACGAAACGGAATGAGAAAAAGTGATGAAATAATTCAGAAATGGATGCAATTATTATAAATATGAAAGAACCAGACAACGTAGTAGAATCAATGATTATTAACAGTAAGCGTCAAAAAGTGGCGAAAATTATCCAAACTGCCCGAGTGCAAAAAGGATGGACGCAGGAGGAACTTGCTGAACGCTTAGGCGTGAGACGTCAAACGATTATAAAAATAGAGGGATGCAAGTATTCTCCCAATGCGGATATACTTTATCTTATTTTGGAATGTTTAGAATTAACTTTAAAAATTGGTAATGAAGAAGTTTGAGTTTACCCAGCCTGATTTCCTTTTTTGTGAAATCGTTATTAAAGATGATACCCAAAATGATGATCGCATTTGGATTTATCATCGTCCTAGTTTGTCACTTATTGAATTCATCAATGTAGATGATTTCGATGACTTTCAGTTTACTGGTAAGCAAGACCGTTTTGAGTATTTGGACGAAAATTGGTTTGGCGTTTTTGTTCAAAATAATTGCGAAGCTACTGATCATAATTCTAATAAAGTTTTGAAAGCTGCGTGGAAGTATTTGGAGGATTATTTTGTTTGGGAAGATAGTCAGGAGGAATAAAAAATTGATTATATTTGGAATATGGAATCAAATAAATATCCAGAAGTTACAGTAACGGTGATTAATCGTGACGATATCAAAAAAATATCTAATGAAAAAATCGTTCTCAAACGAGAATACGGTAAAAAGCAACGTGAAATATTAACTTTTCAAGCTATTGATACTACTGATTATGATTCTTATTCACAAGCAATAAGAACAGCAATTGCTTATGAATGGAATGAGTTACCAAATCAAATTACAAAAGCAGCAGCTGCATTGAATTTAAAAAAACGATAGTTTTTACACAAAAAAAAGAGAAAGAAAACCCAATGCCGCCCGGAGGGCGGAAATTTTTTTAGACATAAAAAACGCCCCTTATAGGGCGTTTTGTTGTTTAGTAAAGCTTTGTAAAAGTTCGTGCGCCAAAGCTATTTTTAATTGCTTGTAGTATTGTTTTTTCTGCTCCTGTTGCATCAAAAACGTGTCTATGAGTTGTAAGGCGTTTAACTTTTTTTGTATGCTCTGCTCCTCTTTAATGGGGTTTTCTAAAAGTGGGTGAATTATTTTTTTGTATTCGTGCAAACTCAAAAAAGGAATTACAGAACCCCGAAGGAAGTTTTTTAAAAACCGAGAGTTATACAACATAAAACAAATTTCGAAAGCGTTTTTTACATCGGTTTGAATTTCCCAACTGTTGGGAATGGGTTCTTTGAGCGGTCGCCCTGCGTGAAGTCCGTGAGATTGAATATAAAAAATATTTTCCCCAACCTTTGCGCGGTTGGGGTTATATCTTGTGATTTTCATAATAAACCGTTATCAGCAAATGAGTAAAAATCCTCGTCCGTGATAATTAGATGGTCGAGTACTGCAATATCAAGCGTTTTACTTGCTTCTTTTATTCTTCGGGTTATGGCTTTGTCTGCCTCGCTTGGGTGGAGCGTTCCGCTTGGGTGGTTGTGTGCTATTATTATAGCAGTTGCCAAACAATTTAAAGCAGTGGTAAAAATCATTCGTACATCAACTACGGTTCCGGTCATTCCTCCGCTTGATAGCTTGTAAAAACCAACAACTTTATTAGAGTTGTTCAAGCAAAGCAAAATGAATTCTTCTGACCAGTGGAAAGTATCAGCGTTAAAAACTCGCTGAAAAATATGATAGGCATCTTTTGAGGATGTGATTTTTAATAGTTCTGATTTTTTCAGGTTCTTATCGAAAGAAACTGAGATTTTAATTTCGGGTATGTTGTGAATCATGGCGTATAGATTAAAAAATATATTCGTTGTAGTCGCTAGTGTTGTTTGTTAGATTGTCCTGTATAAACAGTTCCGCTATGGCTTGCGCTTTGTTGAATGCTTTTTTAACCTGTGCTTTGTAGTACTTGTAATCCTGGTAATTAAAGATTTTGGAATATCCTTTGGCGTGTAGTGTTTCTTTTACTTGTTCTGACAATTTAAAAGATGTATTTTTGTGGCTTGTAGATTGTATGCGCGTCATGGTGTGTATAGTTTATTTGATTGTAAACCCTCTAAACTTCGACCTTTAGAGGGTTTTTTTAATGCTTACAGTTGAAAGGTTAGAATTTCGTTTTCGGCTTCTGCGAGTAAAATATTTAACTCCTTTTCTGCTTCGGTTTTTAGCTTCTCAATTACTGTTGAATTCCTGATATCAAACTCGAAACCCTGTGCATTTTTGAAAGAAATTTTAGCGTTGGTTTTGTCATTTCCAGCATCGAACATTTTTAACTCGTTTGCTTTCTCTTTTAGGGTTTTGTACCTCTTGGAAAGAGCTTCAAAATGTCCTATTGCCATAATTCTGTCGTCTGCGCTTCTGGGTGGCTCGGGTTTGAATTTTTCAATCATAGCCTTTGCAGCTGCTTTTTTTTGTTCTTCGGTAGGTTCTACCTTGTTTGCGATAGGTAATCTTTTTACCTCTTTGGCGGTGTTTGTCTGTGTGTTCATAGAATATATTTTATTGATTTTCAATACTTAAAGATACAAAATTCCGTACATATACGGAAACATTAACCCCGAAAAAAGTATCTTTTTCACTAAAAAAACTAAATATAAAATGATTCTAAATAAGAAATTTTTAAGGTTTGAATAGGCTAAAAAAAGAACTAAAATAAAAACGAAAAAAACTTAAAAGACTGTAAAACAAGCAATAAACCAAACTTAAAAAGGGGGTTTATGCTTTTGTTTGAAAGAAAATACCGTCCCGCTCAAAAACGTTTTTCTCTTTACCTCGAGGTCAAAACGAGAGAGATATGATTTTGACCGACCGCCACGCCCCACCACTTTAGCACACCGTAGGTAACCTAAACCCTTGTATTTGTTTATGTCACACCATAAACGCTGTGGTAAATGTATCATTGTACTACAATACAAACAGGTAATTACATGGACAAATCAATAAAGCTTTATGAAGCTTTGAAACGAATGAGAAAGCTAACCGAATTAGGAGTGCCCTTTTCATTTGAATTTCTTACCTACAACTCCACCAATGGTGCTAGTGATGGGTTCAAGAGAGTAGACAAGGCGCAACTAAGAAAGGGCTTTAGAGATGACCAAAGCAATAAATCAAATATCCTAATAGGTTACGACGAAATGGGGAAAAGCCGATGGTTTTATCTTCCTCTTTTAACCAAATTCAACGATTATACTATCATACTATGAACATAGAATACATTGGAAGAGATGCGATAGTCGAGACACCAAAGGTTTCTTTTACGTATCAAGTAAGTGAAACACCTCGAGACTTCTATAAACTTAAATCGTCTGACGATTACCTTGATTGGAATGAACGTTATAATTACATCGGTGATTATATTGTTTATCCATATGGTTCTTGCAATGATCTACCTGATGTTATCAAGAAGGTAGTTCAAGAAAACTATTTGGCTCCTGGTGTACTTAAAAAGAAAACTCAACTACTTTGGGGATTAGGTCCTATGCTGTACACAGAGAAGATGGAGACTACTGGATTAGTTCGTGAGTGGACAGAAGACACTGATGTAATGAAGTGGCTCGAGTCTTGGGATTATCAATCCTACCTACTTAAAGCCTGTGTAGACTTCCAACATATAGAGGGAGTATTCAGTAAAATAGAGTTATCGAAAGGTGCTCGATTAGGTAAGAATTTTATATCGCGCCTTATTCATCTATACCCTGACCGCACAAGATTAGGCTCTTTGAAAGAAGTAGATGATAGAGAAGCAACACACGCCATTGTTACCGATTGGTCATTTAGCACAGCTAATTCTTTGACCAAATACAAAGTATACAACTTATTCGATTTTACTAAGCCTTTCGAAAATAAGAATGCGGTAATCTATAGCAATATGTACAGCTTCTGTACGGACTATTATACGGTTCCAGACCTATACGGTTCTTTGGAGTGGTTGCGCAGAAGTACCGCCGTGCCTTTAATATTCAAAGCCTTAAGTAAAAACAGCATCAATCTTAAATATCATATTGTTTCGCCTCAAGCGTTTTGGGATAAAAAGAAAGAAGCAATCATTGAAAATTGCGCCAAAAGAAACATTGAGTTTAAAGAATCAATGATTGAGGAATACCAAACTGAGTTCCTAAAAAAAGTAAGTGAGGTCTTATCAGGAGAAGAAAACACAGGGCGTTATTTGCACACCACCAAGAGCTTCACAGTAGACGGAACTAACCTTATTGAACACGGTTGGGAGATAAATGTAATCGACCAAAAAATCAAAGACTTTGTAGATTCTCAAATCGCAATTTCTAATCGTGCTGACCACGCCATATCAGGAGGAATAGGATTGCACTCTGCATTGGGGAATGTATCCGAATCAGGTAAAAGCGATAGCGGTTCTGAACAACTCTACGCACTGAAAAACTACTTATTGACAGGAATAGACATTCCCGAAATGATAGTAATGAAAGCCATTAACTATGCTATCAAAGCCAATTGGCCAGAAAAGAAAGTAAAATTAGGCTTCTACCATATGGCACCCGAAAAAGAACAGGATGTCACAGAAAGCAAACGCGTTAAAAACATCGTATAATGAAACTACTATTCAATACCACCACAACAGCGGGAAACACAGAACTTAAAGAAGCTTTGGGTTTTATCAATGCCGATTTGCCAATCAAGAATATGAAAGCAGATTTGATGTCTGCTACTATTCGAATAGTCAAAATAATAGGCAAAGAGGTGTATAAATTGGCAGAAGAAAAATATGGTGACGGCACCAATTTAGCTCCAGAAGATAAAACTTTTATCGATGCCATTCGTTTTCCTATTGCTATTGACGCTTATCGAAACTACGCACCAAACAACGACATTGCACACACCAACAACGGGCGTAAAATGTTGCAAGATGATGCGCAAAAATTGCCTTTCGAATGGATGATTGACCGAGATAACAAGAATCTTGAACGCAAATACTATGGTGCAATTGATGATTTGATTTACTTTTTGGATAACTCCAAAACCGATTCAGAAACTGCAACTTCTATTTATACCGTTTGGACTAGTTCCGAAGCCTTCAAAGCATCCAATAGATTATTTGTTCGCACGCTCGAAGAATTCAATTATGTATTTCCAATCGAATCAAGATTGCTATTTATGAAGCTTTTCTCTGGATTAGAAGATTGCGAAGAAAACCAAATAAAAGGAAGAATTGGAGCAGCGAAATTCACAGAACTTAAAACCAAGCTCAAAGGAAACACCGAAATCACAGACGAGAGCGATTTGCACTTGCTAAAGTTAATTCGTAGAGCAACCGTGTTCTATGCCTTAGCATGGTCAATTCCAAGACTATCAGTACAGCTTTATCCCGAGGGTGTCTTGCAATACGTGGTAAGCGATAAAGCAACGACCCAAGGGTTAAAGCCTTCTTTGAAGTCAGAACCCGAAGCAGCACGCCAAGCTTTTGCGGCCGACTTTGACAGAGCCGTTTTAGAAATCGAAACCTTTCTAACACCAGCACCTGAACCTACAGATACCGTTATAATGCCCACAATCATCACAGGAACCAATTTTATATCAGCATAACAATGAAAAAAATGATTATCTCCTTAAAAAAAATCTATCGCTCCATTACTGGCTACTTCAAAACCAAGAAGTTTGAAAAAATCAACACCATTCTTCAGGATAAAGTAGACGAAATCGAAGTGGATAAAATCATCCTAAAAGGTCGTATTGTGAAAATGGTGGAGCGCTATTTAAATGTGGATGCGGATTCAAAATACATCCCAAAAACACGTCGAAATCACATCGAAATACGCGAACGTATCATAGCCGAATTTGGACAAGAAATGTCCAAAACAGGAGTGCGAATCAATGCTAAATTAGAACTTGTTTAATGCATCACCACATTTACATACCCGAAGCCAATATCTCAAGATACATTCCAAGCGAATTAGCCGAGTGTGATGCGAAAGAATACATCAATATTTGCGAATTATTGTATTTGTACCAAAGCAATCAAATTGCTTTTATGCAATTCAAAGTGGCGGCCGTCTATCGTTTATTGAAAATGAAAGAAGCCAAACAAGCACTCCTTCCTACTCAAATACTGGACGAGTCCATTACAGAGGAAGACATCAAAGCATCCAATATCTATGAGTTGACTCAGCTCATAGATACGTTCTTTGAAGACCAGGATGGTGTGAAAGTCATTAAGCAAAATTATCTAACCAATCCGGTTCCTACCATACGACCCAGCTTTATCAAGTATCACGGACCCGCAGATAATTTCCATAACCTAACCTTTGGAGAATACCTTGATGCTTTGCGTTTATTCAATGATTTTCATAGTTGTGGCGACCCAGAGATATTGTATTTGTTAGTTGCCATACTCTATCGACCTGCAGCACCTTTTCATTTTTTCCAAAAGGACAAAGGTGATATCCGAGAAGTGTACAACTCGCACACCATCGAAAAAAGAGCCAAAAAGCTAAAATATGCACCGTTCGGATTCATCTATGGCGTGTATTTGCTGTTTGCGAGCTTTCAAAAAGCGTTGGTAGAGATGAAACTCAATTGGGGAGGTAAGGAACTGGATTTATCAATTTTGTTTGATAGTTCAGAAACCCAAGACGATAGCAATGAGTTACCGGGTATCGGAATGG